TCCATCACTAAGTGGTGGGTTATAATTCTTCAACAGCCAGCTGGACATTTCCTTAAGGATTGTCTTGTCTCTCATCCATCGGCTGAGCCTGGATTGCAGAGAGCTGATCAAGCATGGCTTTATATCGAAATGATTAATAAGGTTAAACCTCTTCAGGATGCCCTTGTACTGAGCTCTGATTTATCAGAAGCGACAGACTCGGTTCCACCTGAAACTGCTAAACAATTAGTAGAAGGTTTCCTTACTGGATTGGGTGCCTATGAGCCACATATATTGTTGGCTTTAGACATCTTGACTGCTGACCGTTTTATGGTCATCCCTAAACGCAAGCCTTTTCTTAAGAAAAGGGGCGTTATGATGGGAGAGCCTCTAACGAAGGCAGTCTTAACGATCTTAAATTTAGCTGTTGAAGAGGCTGCCATACGTGATTATCACGATTGTTGGCATGGGCCTGTAACAGCATCTTGGAGATCCTTTGCAGTAGGTGGTGATGATCACATCGCCTACGGACCTCTAAGTTATTTAAATAAAATAACATTAAATCATTCTCTATGGGGATCAAAGATCTCCTTAGAGAAGCATCATATTGGACTTATTGTCCGATATTGTGAAAAGATCTTAATGTTTAAAGATAGAGATTTAACTATGTCAGCTAAAGCTATAAATAGTTCTCTATCAAATTATGAACAAAGTATATTTGTTGATAGTATCAAAGTGAGATTACTCTCACCTGTGACAAAGTCTTTTGATATCATCAACGATAGAAATGTTGCAATAGGTAAAGCCGGTTCTTTAGGACGGTCATTGCGATGGCTTAATACCACCGCCTTTCCTCTTGAGTGGAAAAGACTAGTCCGAAATCGGTTTTGGGCCCGTATGGGTCACTATTTACCTAAAATTAAATCATCATTGGGTGCACAATTATTACTCCCAACCTCTTTAGGAGGTTTAGATCTTTATCTAGATGATGATGAATTAACTTTATCTTTAAAAAGGTGTCCTTTAGCAACTCAAAAAGTTGTTAATGACATCATCTCTGAGGATATAAATCCTTCAGATTTAAAGATTTTAAAGACCTTCCCTTCAAATGATATTCGAAGAGGACAGGATTTTAAGTCATTCTTCATCGACGCAGTTGATGAATATGATTTTGATGAGCTTGGTTCTATTGTTGGATTACCAAATCTAGAACCTTTAACTTATGCTCAAGCATGTGAAAAAGCTCAAATTGATAATAGATGGTCTTATAGACGTCAAACACAAACAATTCATTCGAAGGGATATTGGACTTCGCGTGAAATACGCGAGTCATGCCTTCGAGGCATTCTCTTCAATGAAATGCTGTGTGGTGAGACTAAATCTCAACGCTATAATACCACTAAATGGACTAAGAGATATTTTACCATTTGGGATAGAATCCTAAAAGATAATCCTTTAAATGGTAAAATTCATTTTGTCTTTTCAAAAGACAATTTGAAGAAGATTAAATCTCCGTCTCTATCTCCTCTTACATATTTTGATGTTTTAACAAAAGAATATGAGGAAGATGAAAACTCTGATGAAGAAGTTCTTGTTGAAGATGGCAAAGCCGTCGTTTCAACCTTCATTGACTTAGTCAATGATGACTTACCTCTCCTTCAAATTCCGTTTAATCTCGGGGATACAGCTGAAAAGCTGCTCCAATCGAGGCGGATTAAGAGAAGAGGAACTCCATTAGAGTCAGTAGTCTCCAAGAAATGACAACAGGGACCCGAAGGTAATCTGTCAATGTCATTAAAAGGATAATAGTAGCATCAGTCTTAGACTGAAATGTAGGAGGCTGGACTCGATCATCTAAGATGATGTCTGAGGTGCCTCCGACCGAAGGGGGTAGTATTCTTCTAAAGAAGAATCCCTTCTTCGATTTATATGTTCCTTCGTACATTGATGGTGAATTTTATTCACCAGGGAAAAGAGAGGGTTTATCCTCCCTCAAGTTTTCTAGAAGAAATCTTTTCCTAGTTCGCGGTAAAGCCGGGAATCTTCAATGTCGAGAAGCATTTCGAGAATTTCTCACCACTTATGGCGGATTTTCTCTACGAATGGCTAAAATTATTTCTAGCCGCTCGAAAGGGGTTTTAGAGAGAATTGAGTCTCAGATTTTTGGTCTATTTGACTCTCTTCTTCTTGCTTTTCCGGAATCTTTTAAAGATCCCGTGAAAAGAAACCTTTATAGGCCAATTGTCACTAAGTGTTACAAAATTGGCTGTTTTAATACTGATTCCATTACATCGGACTGGAAAAAGTTTATAAACTTTTTCTGGTCGAGAGTTTCAAATACCTTTACGGTAGAAACCCCTGTTCTGGATAAGTATAATCCATTTCGATTTCTTCTTGAAATAAAAGAAATAAATCTTTTGTTTAATAATCGAATTGTCTGTAAAAGAGATGCGGAGCAGGTTGCTCATTTAGTGAGCTCCCGGCAACTCGTATCTGGTGGTTCATCCACTACAATTCGTGCTTTAGACAAGTTTGAGGCTAATGTCTCTAAGATTTATCCTCTCCCTGAAGGAGAGGGATCTCGAATATTTAAATCAGCCTATAAAGTCGGAAAGAAGTGTAGAAACTTTCTGGGAGCTCAGCTTCCCGAAAGATCAACACACATCAGTCTCTCAGGAGCTGGTGATTGCGACTATACGGTTAAAGATGGAGGTCGTCTGACTGCTATTTTAAATGCAATTCGACCTAGATTAACTTCTCTACCCGATGAAGATCGAGTTATTCAACTTCCCTTTGGGATAAAATTGAATGAAGAGAAGTATATACCACGATGGCGAACTTGGTGTCGAGCCGAAAGGCTCGATATACCTTATGAGTTCGAGGAACTTCAAACTGGGAATCCAAAACATTGGTCTGATGACCGCCGTGCTGGATTTGATGAGGCCATAGGTCTACAAATCTATGTATGTGCTCTTATGGACGCTCAAGATGAAGGCTTTCTTACTCCTTATGGAGTCCTTCGTAAAGATTATAAACCACCAAAATGTCGGATTACTGTAGTACCCGAACCTGGTGGAAAATCTAGAATTGTATCCATCACTAAGTGGTGGGTTATAATTCTTCAACAGCCAGCTGGACATTTCCTTAAGGATTGTCTTGTCTCTCATCCATCGGCTGAGCCTGGATTGCAGAGAGCTGATCAAGCATGGCTTTAT